CAGCATATGGATAGGGTAAACCAGACATTGCACCAAAGAAATCACTCATTGTATATGTGCCACGTGGACCACTTCCTAGTGCTACAAGATTTAATCCTGCGTTAACTTCTGTAATATTAGTTGGTATATCAGTACCATTTACACTTAAACCTTTAGTCGTTTCCATACTAACAACTGCTTGTGCAAACTTTTCAATAGGAATATTAAAAACATTTCTAACTTGACTTACGCTTGCACCAAACGCTCCTGCTGCAATAGCAACTTCAGTAGGTAATATACCTTCTAAATAACTACCAAAGCCTTTTGCTTGTAACTGGGTATTAATAATGTCAGCCATTATCTCTCCTCCCTATTATCATCTGCTTGTATAGCATTTAACTTAGGATTAATTTTTCTAACAATTTCTTCTAGCTGCGTATTTTGCACAGCGTTGGCTGCTTCATCGTTGACTACTTTTACTGCTGCCGCTGCTGCTGTTATTCCTTGTGTAGTTGCTAATTGTTCAACTGCTCTGGCTGCTATTGTAGTTGGCTCACTTGTAACTTTTGGTATGGGCGTAGCTACAGGTGGTGTGACTACTACTTTCTGTGCAACCTTTTCTACAACATTAGGTGCGCTTAACTGCGAGTTGACACTTCCTTGTCCATATATAAAGTAATATGTTTTGCTATTAGTAGGTTGTGTTGTTGCATTATAAACAGGTACAGTTAATGTTTCATATACGTATTTGCCAGTCCTAGACTTACTTGGAAACAATTTCTTTGGATTTAATAAGTCTGCTAATGTTTCTAAACCTTGTGTTTTGCAATTTAAAGCAATCAATATATCTTGCAAATCTTGTCCAACAATAATTACAAATGCGCTATAAAGTTTCTTTTGTTGTTCTGTTGTGGCATTGGCGACATTAACTAATATTCTTGTAACATCATCATGCGTTAGCCCTGATCCCAACATTGCTAAGACCAATGACTTTGTAATAGCATTGTTTTCTTGTAAAGTTTCTAATAAATTGGCAGGTAAGCCGAATGTATTAATTCTACGTAAATTAATCGCTTTCCCTGATTTAACTAAGTCTTGACCTAAATCATAAGTTGCTAATGATATACCAGTGATATCAGCACTGATTAGGTCATTCATATTGCTGTAAGTACCCTTTAAAAAGTCCTTACTATTATCCATTGCCATGATAGCATCATTTGTATATTTTACAAAGCTATCAGCATTCATAAAACTAGCGAGATAATCTTTGTACTCACCAGTCAAATACATTGTATTGTTATTATTCCACTCATCATATGCTTGATGAGCAAATAGTCTAGCCCAACCCCATTGAGTTTGTTGTTTGTTTTTGTAAATACTCCAATTAGTGCCTCCCCACGCCATAGGAGCAGGGCTTAACACAAACGTATTTGTAAGACCAGTTTGATCTAATACACCTGTCCCAAAAGGACCTTGGGTAACAAGATTATAAGTAAATGCAAAACTATTACTATTACCTAATGCAGGACTTAATGTATTATATATAACAGTGCCACCTAATGCAGGACCAGGATCCGCTGTTGTCAAAACTGTAAATGTACCCTGTGAGCTACTATTAATTAACCATACATCATTATACAATGCAACATCACTTGTAATTTTTACATAGGTTCCAGCTGGTAATGTTCCAATGCTACCTGTATTATGTATAACTGTAAAGCTTTCAGGTGTACTTGTGATACTTACAATACCTAATTGTTGTGTAGCACCACCAATTGTTATAAGATTTTCATAAGTAGGGGTGTCTACAGTTAATCTACTTGCACCAATAATACCACTACGCATATAAGCGTCATTAATAGACCATGTTAATAATCTTAAGACAGTATCATTAGTTATTGCTCCCCATGTGTAGTCAGCATAATATTTGCTTAATCCAATTAAGTCAATAACTACAGGATTTATACCTAGTCCTTTATTTTGCAATAAAGAACTATTAACATTTACACCTAGTGGACTTTGCTTGCCTGTATCACTCATGGGCAAAAAACGTCAGGACTACCTTCGACAATACGATGTCCGCATGAGTTTCCTGACCCTACTCGTAATACTGGATCACCTTCGCGTTTTTGTCACCCATTCTGCTTAAGTTTGGCATATTACCCCAATATTAATTTTTTATCAGGTACAGTGATTCCAGTTGTAGCCTGAATATACTTTGCTTTAACACTTTCATCTGTTAAGGCACTTACTGCAATACTAGTAGTATTTAGTGCTGTTTCAGCCTTGGGGTCTGCGGTGAACATACTAGGTAGTAATCCCATACCTTGTGGTCCAGGTGCTACACTGACTGGTTCACTAATTTTAATGTGATTTGATTCTACTGATAGTACCTTTGCGATTAATTCTTCACCCGAGTTAAGTTTAAAAGTATATACTTCGTTTGTTTTAAAATTCATTATGCTGCCTTCGTTAATTTTTGTTTGAGTTCTGTGAATCCACCTACATATTCTTCATCAATAAAAATTTGTGGTACGGATCTTGCTGTTGGGACTGATTCTAGCAATTCTTCTTTTGTGTAGCCATCGCCTATTTTACGCTCATCTATTTCATATCCATATTGTTGTAATAATTGTTTAGCTTGGTCGCAATAGGGGCAATGATATTTACTCCATAGTATAGCTTTCATAATGTTTCTCCTTATAGTGTTGGTAACTGGTCGTATTCAATTGTGTCACTCATAACACCAATTACGTAATTTGTGCTCTCATTTTCCTGTAGTGCTGTTTGTTTTTTACTTGGATCGCTATGTTTGTTGAACCATGGAATAGGAGTAGTTTTTGGTGCATGTGCATGATACTTAAGACCAATTTCTTTGAGAGCATGTACTGCTGTAAAATCAACAAAGTCTTTTAATACATTAGCATTTAATCCTATTACAGGACCTTTCTTAAACAAATAATCAGCCCAAGCTTTTTCTTCACGTATTACATCCATATACATGCTATACACTTCTTGTTCACATTCTAGTTTGGCTTGTGCAAATCTTGGATCCTCTTTTACTACTTGATTAATCATGTAAGCAGTCCATTCTTTATGTAATAGTTCATCTTGTAAAATAAGCCCGATAATATTACCGTTACCAATAAAGATTTTATTCTCAACCATCGCTAAACTTGTAGCAAAGCTTACCATAAATCGTAATGCTTCTAATGCATAACTAGCATTTAGTGCTAACCAAATTGCTTTAATATGTGTTGATTCAAGGAAAGGAACACCAGGCTCTTCGGTGGTTTCTTTCAAACAATTTAGTCTATGTAGCTCATCGTAATATTTTCCAACACTACTTGCCATTTCCACAATCTCTTGCGTGTCATGTATAGTATTAAAAACTTCCTTTGGTACGTTATAGATATTGCGAATAATATGGCTATAACTGCGGCTATGTATATTTGTTTCAAAGAAACTCCAGTTATAAACTAATGCTTCAAGTTCAGGCAAGCTTATAACAGGAGTAAATATTTGGCTTGGTCCACGCCCCTGTAAACTATCTAATGCAGTTTGTCGTAATAGATTGCTTGTAAATATATGCTTAACTGCATCACTTGCATCCTTAAAATCCTGTGCATCTTTTGTTAAACTAACTTCTTCGGGTACCCAAAAGAAACCTCGTGCTGTTTGTTCTAGTTTTTGTATCTTAGGATATTTTACTTCTTCAAAACGTTGAATGGTTACAGGACCTTCAACATCTAAAAACATCTTACGATGTAAATAATCTGTTTTTGTACCTAAATTGTATTGATGTTTACTCATAATACACACGCCTCGCAATTTTCTTCTATGTCATCTATTTGTTGATTTACAATGACAGGTTCTTCTTGTTGTTTGCTGCCTGATTTGTTGATTAAGCTATAATAAAATGTCTTTAGTCCCCAATAATGTGCTAACATAAGATTTTTAGCTACTAATGTTGTAGGGACTTTACGATCAGGGAAATGTGCAGGATTATAAAATGTATTTGTACTAATACTTTGGTCTACAAATGCTGCTAGAATCGCTGCTGTTTTTAGATATCCACTACAATCACGCTGATCCCACATCAACTGATATTTTGATTTAAGCTTTTGATATTCGGGAACAACCTGTGTTAGACTACCTGCTTTACTTTCTTTTGTACTAATAAGTGACATGGGTAACTCAATACCATTTGTACTATTGATAACAACTGAACTAGATTCTACAGGTGCAATTGCCATTAATGTAGCATTACGAACACCATATTGTTTCATATTTTCTCTTAATGGTTCCCAATCTAATTCAGGAGTAAAATCGGTTAATTCATTGACACCCTCTGCTCTTAGTTCCCAGGGAAACTTACCCTGACCGTAACGTGTTTTAGCACTATCTTTACAAGGTCCACGTTCTTTCGCTAGTTCAACTGTGGCTTCTGTTAAATAAAATGCCTGATGTTCCATCCAAGATTTAACCTCTTGTAGTGCATCTTTTTCACCATATTTAAATCCTCGTTTAGCATGCCAATAAGCTAAATTAGTTACGCCTATACCTAGTGGTTGTATTTCATCATTACTCAGTTTGCTTTGGATACTTAGGAAATCTTGATAATCAAGTATATTGCACAGGCTTCGTTGAAGAATGCGGCAAGCA